GCCCAAGTGCGGATACTAATACGCTCGCCATAAAGATAAAAACCAACTCTGCCATTAGTTTTGTTAATGTAAGCTGGCCCATCTTCGTGGTGTAAAACTTTTTGTTTAATCCAATATGTGTATTCTTGTGTTTCATTTTTTCCATCCTCTGATGCAATAGCATCTCTGTAAATTAATACGGGTACCAACAACTGTCTAACTGATTCAGCATCATTCATGGTTGGCCTCCACTTCACGTTCTAAACCTGCTAGTTCATCACGTAATTGACGAACAAAACCCTGTCTGTTCGCATCATTTTCAAAATCCAAAATTAAGGCACGCAACTGCTTGATTTTATTATGGATTTTTTGCTGTTTTTTCGCTTTTTCGTCTTTTTGCGCCTTTTTGATAGGTTCTAGTGTCTTACTAACAAAACGACGCAAATCGTTCTGTTTTCGCACTTTTTCCATTTCTAATTCTGATTGCCATTCACGATATTTGCGATAACTGGTAAAACCGTTAGCACGCATGTCTGCTGCTTGTGCTTGTTTTGCGGCTAACCAAATGTAATCACCTTTGCGCATATTCATAAGATTAACGCCATCAAGAATGCAGCGCATGATATTTTCGTCTTCTAAATCGCCAGGACCCTCCGCACCATATTCTGCTACAGGAAATAATCGCCATTCAACACCTTCGGTGTTTAGTGTACGAATAAAGTCATATACTACACGTGTATCATCAAAGCGTGCTAGTGCGCGATGTTCTGTTTCTCTGCGTTCTGGTCTATAAGTTTCGCCCACATAAAATGGGTGCCATTCATTATTGATACAAGCACGCAATTCATATATAATGCCGGGTTCAAATGAATTGTCTTCGAGTCTTTTTGCCATTTTATTCTCCTTGTTATAAAGTTATTTATAGCATTATACATGATTAGTGTATTTTTCGCAACTTTTTTAGCCAAAAAAAGACCCTGCACAAAGGACTTGGAACAGGGTCAAAAGGAACCAGTACTCACTGGCATTTTTATACCAAATAAAGGTAAACTATGTACTTGCATTCGCAAGCATGAATACTTATGATTAAAAAACCCCCTTGATGCAATCTCGGGGGCTAAAAATGTCACAATTTTTAATACACATATTAAAAGCCTACTCTATTGGAGTGAGTAGAATGTAGCAGATAACTGATAGGTAACAAATTAAGAGAATTACGAAATTATGGCAAGTTTCGTGGTTGCTGCCCTATCCGCAGCGGGGATATATGCTATCCTGCTACACTTTTATTTAGTCTATTTTGCCCACCAACACGGTTTTGCGTAAATATTCACACTATGTTGGATAAAAAATACACCTGTGCAGAATGTGGTGCTGTTAAAAACGCACCGCCTACTAAAGAATATCGACGAATGTTCAATAGTAATACGTGGACACCGCGCTGCACTCAGTGTGTGCGCAAACCAGTGGATGATGCGTGGCTATTGCCCAGTGAGATTGTGAGAATCAAACAGAATCTGGAGTCCTAACGCAAAAGTTTAGACCTGCACTACTTACATTACCAGCAACAGTTGGCATGGTGTATGTTGCGTTTACAAAAGGACTATCTGGTGTAGAAATGTCAATTGCGTTTAATGTCAAGGCATCATCTAACACATACAACATATCGTTGTAAATTAATCCTTCATACGAAGGACTGGGGTTAAGTATTATAGAGCTAATTGTTGCTGCTACATTTGGAGAAGTAGGATTGCTAATGTTTAGCACCGTCATTGGTTGGCCTTGAGTGCCATCGCCAATAATATAAGCTCTATTAGTTGAACGATTAATGGTTAACCCTCCGTAGCCACTACCAAAAGGTGTGATGTTGTAAGCTGTTACTGAAGGCGAACTAGCATTAGTTAAGTTAATAATCTGAAGTTCTGGCGTAGAGCCTGTTTTAATGTATACATAGTTTCCGTTATAATCAATGCCAGAACCATAGTTGATTGTAGTGTTGCTTACAACTGAAAGGTTGTTTGGATCACTAATGTCAACTACACAAAAGTTATCAAACTGTGCTGTTCCAGTAACATACACAAGATCACGTGAGTCATCTAATGCCATTGTTTGATTTATGCCAGCGCCAGTGCTAACTGAGTCTAATGCTGTGATGTTTTTTGGATCACTAACATCATAACTGCGAAGTGTGTTGGTTGTATCATCAACAATAAACACCGTGCTGTCTTTGATGCGCATTGAAGTTGGTGTTGCTGGACCACTGATATAGCTAACTTGTCCAACACGAGTTGGTATTTTAATATTCCAAGCTACAACGAAACCGGCGCCAGCAGCAATAGCATGTTGTGTGTTTGGATCATACACTACACAGTTTGGATCAAAACCACCTACTCTAACGTTGTGAACTTCGTTTAAATCTGCTTCTTCAACTACAACTATATCAACAGTATTGACTCCACCCCTACCCATATAGAAAATTAATGGATCTAATACAGGCTCAATTTCACCTGACGCTTGTGATTGTTTAGCAAGACCAAGCATTACTGGTATCCGTTAATAAGTGTAGCCAAATACTCACTACCAGTGTAGAAGATATGTAGAACATCAATGCTATCACTAGTGTTGCTCAATACATTGTTGCCACCTGAAAACAGCATTGTGCTGGAAAGTGAGTAAACATTGCCTATAGGCTGACGGATAATAATAGTTACACTATCGCCAGCAGCAGGTGTTCCGCCTAGGTTGTTAATAGTAATGTTGCCACTTAGTGTAATATCCTGAACGTTGCCATTGGCCGGATCGGGTTCTAATGTGCCTGATGTAGCCAATGAAGTATAAACGGTTTCGGCATAGCCTTTGAGTTTAGCATCACTAACGGTTTGTCCAGTAGCATTAACAGAGTTGTTGATAGTGATTGCTCCATCAACTTCTAATGTTCCGCTAACAACTACCTGACCAGTTCCATTTGGTTCAAGTGTAATATCGCCGTTACTTGTGCTAACAATCTTGCGGCTATTTACATCCAAATCACCACCAAGTTGAGGTGTAGTATCATCAACAATATCTGAAATCTGATCTAAAGGGATAGTTTTCCACTCAACACCGTTATGCACAGCAATACAAGGATTGCCGTCATCGCTGTTAGTAGAATAAACAATATCGCCAGCAGCAGCATTTGATTTAGCAGCAATCTGTGTTGAAGTAAGTGGACTCAAGTTGATAGTGTTTGTGATAGCAACTTTATTACTTGCTGGAGTGAGGTTAATGTTTAAACTACCAGTTGAAGTAAGTGTATTTGGAATTTGTGCTGATGGGATTTGACCGCCAGCACCTAAACTTGCTACGCCGTCTGCTTGACCTCGACTGTTAATAATGCTATTGGTTGCTTGTAATCCCGCAAGCAATTGTGGACGAGCATCTTTTACAATATCTGTATCTGAGTCAAGTGCTGTTGTTGTTAGTGTTGATGGCCAAGCCATTGTTATCTCCCTCTGTATCCTGCTGCAAACATAGCACGCATTTGTTCTAGTGCTTCACGAAGCGTTGGATAACATTTTCCTGTTGCTCCGTATTTATACCCTTTTTTACCTGACGCTAATGTGCAAGTTCTAATTGGCATTACTTAATCTCCTTGACTGCGCCGCTTTCTGCGATAAGTTCAACTGCGGGCAATCCATAAACTGTCATTGTAAGTGTTTTGTTAACTGCGGCATTTGAATTGGATGCATCACGTATTACAAATTCAAAGCTAGCAGGATCACTTTCTACCACATCAATAAAAATATTTGAAACTGTGGTATCAGCATCATCCAGCATAATCATCACATTGTTAATTACACTAAAGTCTTGGCTTAAATCTAAAAATCTACCATTAACATCACCGTTAAGTGCTGTAGTATTAAATGAATATGAAAGTGTTTTGGTATCATATCTAAATTCACTTAATACGCTGTATACTGCAATAGCATCAGCATCAATTGTAGTCTTAAAGTATCTGCCATACAACGCACCAACAGCCGTGTTGGTGTAGTCATTGTCATCTGATGGGTCACCACTGCTTGGACACACTTCATATGATGTAGTAATACTAACTGGACCAAAACTTGAAACGTTAGTAATTGGATAAACCCAACGATCTCTGCCAACATCAACATATCCATCTGATGTTTTGGTAATAGTAGCACCTGGGAATGCGTTTGTTGGATCGTTCCAGTAATCAGTTGCCTGTGCCCATGTATCTGTTGTTAAATCGTTCCAAGTTGCACTAGCACCATATAAAATAACTTCACCTTCATAAGATGTTGAATCCGAAATATAAGCACTAACATCAACTGAAATTTCTTGTGATGTTGCTACAATTTGTGAGTTTTCTGATTGAAACTGAACCTTAAACAACATAGTTGATTCTGGACCTGGCACAAAGTCGTTTAATTTAACAAATCCATCTGATGCTGCTGAACGTTCATTTGTTGGACAACATAAATCAACATAAGTTTGTGCTTTAGCATTCCAACGCAGTATGCGTGTGCGTGCAATATTTGGTTCATTAACTGCAACAAACGAAATTTCTAAATCCGCTGTGCCTTCTGATCCACCATCGCTTAATGTGTGTGATAGATAGTTTGGTGTTGGAATCGATAGTGTTTGGCTGCTGTATACTTGGCTGTTGTAAGCACCCACAATTTCATTAGTGGTTAATCCTGACTCAATATAGTCTTGTGTTTGTCCACTATAACTACCATCCCAAGTAATACCTAATACAGTTTGTAATCTATCATAAATGGTATTATACGAAATGCCATTATAGAAGTTAGTGCCACTGATGTTGGTAACTTCAATTTCACCAGCATCTGCTTTGTTGCCTACCTGCACAACTCTGTTGTTTGCTAGATCATAGTAAATTGGCACGTCTGTACCGCTTACATTTACAACATATTTGGTTCTTGAATATGGTTCAATATCACCGCCATAGATAACATCGTTGTGTTCTTCTGCTACAACACTAAATGTGTAGTCTGAATTTAGCGTAAGTTGTTTTACACGGAAGTTGCCATCTATGCCCAGTGGCGAGTATACAAAACGGAATATATCCATTACCTGTAGCTCATGCAAACTAGCATCGCCGTTAAAATTAAGGATCTTGTTGCGCAGTCTTGATTTTAAGAAAATAGTCTGTGCCCATTTACGTGCTACACTATCCTGTGTGATACTTTCAAGTGTAACTTTGTGTTCATTGATGCGCCCATTGTCTACTTCAAGTGGATACTTGAATGATGTTAAATCTTCAGTGCCTGGGTCAACACCTGCAAAGTCTTCAAAGCCAGTTTCATATGCATCGGCTACGTCATTGGGTGGATATGTATAGTCAACAAATTCATTGGTAATGTAGTTGTCTTCTACACCGCCTGGATAGCTTACAGTTACACGATTGTATTTGCCAGTTACACTTTCACAAGCAATTGAAATATCGCCAATAATTGAATCTTCACCCACAGTCATTACTGGTGTAGATGTAGAGCCATACACACTATCTGGGTCTCTGTTATCTTCAATACGAATATGGAAACGACCCTGTTGGAATGGCATAGCACCACGCATATCAAACAGCATGGTTTTAACATTGCTCATGATGGTTCTGTCTGTAAACACAACCATGTTCATTTCTTGTAATTGATCACCACTAGCAGCACCACCTGTGCTTAGTGTTTTCCAACGAATAGCTTCTTCTCTGAATGTAGAAAAATCAAACTTGCTGTTGATCATGCCCTTGCCAAAGATTGGATTACGCAAATAATCCAGCAAACAACTAATAGGATTTGTGGTGTAAGTGGTGGTTTCATCACCATACGCGGTTGTTCTGCTAACACTATCCGGTAGTGTAGAGGCGTCCTTGACTTTCTTACCCTCTAAAATAACCTGCACACGTGGAATGCCACCACCCCACGGTGAGTTGTCTCTGTCTTCATTGCTTTCAATTGGATACCATTCATACTGAATTGCTAGATAAGCAACACCTTTGAGTCTGTGTTCGTTTGTCCAACCACCCACACCACTTAGCAATGGTGCTACAGTTTGATCATTCTTTCCATGAAATGCTTCAAACTTCATCCAGCCAGCAAATTTGCCCTGGTTAGCACTAAAGCGTCCACCGTGTGTTGTTGATCCAGTCCAAGCAATTTTGTCGTCAACAAAAATTTCAGTAACACGGTTAATTTCACCTTCAGCAAGTGCTAGTGCAACATACAAATACTTGTTGTCAGCACCGCCAGTGGTCACAAACACACGCGAGCCTGATATACGGCGCCGACCATACACAACTGGCAGCGAGTTATTGGTGCCTTGTTTGTCAACTTTAACACCACGATTCTGTTCTTCTGCATTGGGAACATCTGGAACATCAATCCAGCCAGTTAATAAGTCTCCAACCCATCCAACAACATCGCTAACGGTATCTACAACAAAATCGACAACGTCCGAAAGAAAATCGACCGCTTCATCAAAAATATCACCTACCCAGCTAAACCAACCCATTATTCAATATCTCCCTTGAATAACCAACCTGTTGCGTTGTTTAATACCATTACATCACTGAGGTTTAGTTTCTGCCCCCAACGCTCCATGTGTTCAAACAACAGTGGACGAGAACTTTCGTAGCCGGGTTCTACGTAGATGTGTTCCATAACAATACGATACTTTTGTGTCCATGGATAGCGTGCTACAACACCAATGCCAAAGCCCACAACACGGTTTTCAACAATTGCCGCAGCAACTTCTATGTTGGCTTTAATTGCACACTTGCGCACAAACTCAAACCACATGTCATAATCATAATCGCCAGCAAATGGTGTTGAATCTACATATGCTTCGCCCAAACGAGCAATTGGCTTAATATCTTCACTGGTTGCTGTGTATACAGCCATTATGCTTTACCCCACTGAATGTCTGCAATAGCAGCAGTTGAAAATTCCATGCCACGGTCACCGGGAAAGAAACTTTGTTGCGATCCATCATTGGTTCTGCGCCCAGCAACTCTATCAAAATCATAGAATTCATTTGATGTTTCAAATGTAACTGAACTTTCCAGTATGTTTTCTTTTACAGTAGCACCAGTTAAACTTCCTGAATATACCATTACTGGATCATCAATCAAGCTCATGTCAGTGTCTAGTAAAAACACTTTGTAGATGCGGAATGCACGATGCAAATAGTTGCTGTTTAGTGCTATGTCAGTAAATGTACTGGAAGCACCACTGAATGTTACGTTAATGCTAGCAATTCTAACTTCGCTGGTTTCATTAACCTGTGTGTAACCTAAAAAACGACCCTGTGCATAATATGTTTGTGTGCCACCACTGGTTTCAGTTTGCGCACTGATATCAAAACTTGCTGTGGTTAGATATAATGGAGTATCAAGTTCAACTTCAATAAGTTCAGCAGTGATAAAACGATCACTACCTAATACCTGTTTAATATCATTGCTTAATCCACGACTCATAACAATGACTCACGCACCTGCAACGAAATAGTAGATTGGCGTTCTGCATTGTAAGCAAAGTCTTGTGTTTGTGTTTTTAGATATACTTTAAAAGGCACATCATAAAACTGAATAGTTTCGTTTAGGTTTACACCTTCAACCAAGTTAGGAAATAAGTTTAATCTACCTGCACCATTTACATCAAATGTAACATCTTCTGTTAGTTGATATACTTTGTCATGGTTGGTAAAACGAATAAAATCACCAGCTACCAAACCTTGTGTGTTGTCATATCCGTTATTGGTAAAGAATGTGCTTTGAAACCCTGTGTCAAAGTCCACATAACTATCGCCAGCATCAGCTTCTGCTGTGGCTACCATTGTTTGTGGAGTAACATTTGTGTAAATGTAACGAATATCACCTGCTGGGCGGCTAATTTCTGGTATAATCATTTCAAAATCACCAAAGCCTACACGCTGTTTGGAAATAAAACCCATAACACGTGCAAAATCAGCACGTGTAAGTGCTGCGTATTCTAAATCCATTTCCCAATATTGTGCTGCTAGTTGTTTTGATTGTCTAACACCGCTTACAGCAATTGTAGTAATAGTTGGTGCAACGCTTCTGATAACAACATTGTTGAAACTGTTAATGCTAAGTGTGCCTGACATATGTTATTTACTCTTTTTTTAAACCGAGGCTCTATTGCCTTTGTCATTCATTGCTTGACGCACCATGTTAATAATTGCTGGCTTGCGTTCTGCTAATAGTGCATCAAATCCACGTGTGTCCATGGCAGTAATTGAAAAGTTTACATTTACTACATCACCACCTGCATTTGGCACAATCTTACCAGCACCCTGGGGCACAAATAACTCCCTGCCCTGTTCGCCCACAATATATGGTTTGCCTTCCTGAACTGGGCCACCACCTGCACGTCCTGAATATGATTGACTTCTGATTGAAGCAACCTGTGCCATACCAGCAGCCACAGCAGCAGCGGCAGCAATAAAGTTAAAGGGCGGTGGATAAGCAGCAAGTGCTTTGGTTGCTGCTGCATATGTGTTCATGATAGCATTAGCAATATTAAATGCTTTGGCTGCTTTGAATGCTTTTTCATTCATTTGCCCTAGACTATTAAACAGTTCAGCACCCTGTTGAATACCAAACTGCACACGTTCCATGTCTGATTTCTTTTCAAAATCAACACGTGTTTGTGCAATGTCTTTGGCTTGATCGCGATTCCAACCCTGTTGTTCTAGCTCGCGCTGTAATGATTGTTGTTTTAATTGATCAATGCGCTGTTGTAATGATTCTTCAGCAGCATACTTTTCTAATCTATATTGTTCTTCAATAGCACGCAACGCTTCATAATATGATTCTTCGCTCATTAAGCGAGTATCTACATAATAGTTTTCTAATGCTATTAAGTTATCAATGCGTGTTTGTTCTGCTGTAACACGTGGATCAGCAGCACGCACCAGTTCTTGATAGCGTTGTTTGCTTTGTTCTAGTTGTGCATTATATTCATCTTGTATGCGTGACTTTTCTTTTAATGCCCATAGTTCTTCTAGGCTAAACTCTAGATTTGCTTCGTCCCAAGCAGTCATTGTTTTGCCAATTTTTTCTAATTCTCGCTGAACTTTTAATTTTTCTTGTGCATAAAACAAATCCTGTCCACTCAGTTGCATAGCAAGTTCAATGTCTTGAATCTGCTGTTCATAAGCAAGCACAGCATCATCTACCAGTTTGTTTGCTTGCTTAATTACTGCTTGTTGGTTTTTATATTCGTCGGTTGAAGTTCTCAAACCTTCATTGATTTTATCAATCTTTTTCTGGTAATCAGTCATCAAATTGTTGATACGCTGAATAGCTGCTTCTTCTTGAGTAATGCTGGCATCATCAACAGGCGATACATCTAATGGATCGCGATAGTTTTGTGCTATTAAATCAGTATTAAGCGTAGCAATCTTGGTTTGTAGTCGTTCTTTTTCGCGAGCAAGTGCTTCTCGTTCAGTTTTGCCAATCTCTTTGAGTTGGTCGTTATATAGCTTTAATGCGACGGTAGCATCATTAGTTGCGATTTCGCTGTCTTCGGCATCTTTAGCAATCTTGCCAAATACCCAACTTGCTGCTTCAATCGCAACAAATATTGGCACGATACGAGCCAAAGCACCAACCATACCTTTGAGAATGGGGCCCAATGCTCTCAACGCATTGCCAAGTCTCAATGCTACTACATTTAAACCAAATAATCCTTTTGTGGTGTATGAAGAAGCAATATTAAAGACTCTGACCTTTGCTTCAGCATCTAATACTGCTTTAGAAAGAGATTCGAATAAACCAGCGTTTTTAGCAATACCAAATGACAATGCTGATTTAGCCACAAAGTCAAAGTTTTCGCCAAGCAAAATCATTGCGTCAGCAGCAAGTTCAATGGCTGAACCTAATGTCTCAACTGCGTCAGCAAACGCTTGAACTCGTTGCTCATCTGATAGAAACTCGCCAAAGTCGTCGCTGATGTTTTCTAAACTTGGTGCTAAACTACCAACAATGATTTTACTAATAGCACCAAACTGGGCTTCTAATCGTTTTAGTGATTGATTAGCACGAGCGTTAGCGGTAACAACATCTTTGCTAACAACAATACCCAATCGCTGTGCTTCTTTACGCAAGTCTTGATAACCAATCTTGCCTTCTTTGAGTAGATTGACAAGATTAGCACCTTCCATATCAAATGCGGCAACTGCTAATCGTAGTTTTTCTTGTTCTGAACTTGCGTTGGCAATCGCAGTAATATAATCGTCAAATACGCCTTCAATGTCGCGTAATGAACCATCGCTGTTGCGTATTTCAATATTGAGATTCTGGAACTCTTTGAACAATACGCCAGTGCCCACTGCTGCCTCACCTGTTCTGCGTGAGAAGCGTTGTAGTGCTGTATCCATTTGGGTAGCACTTACTCCTGCTTGTTCTGCTGCGTAGCGTAGTTCTTGTAATGATTCAACTGCGAAACCAGTCTTGTTTGCTGCGTTGTCTAATGCTTCGCTTGCGGCTAATACGTTTTTAGTAAATTGAGCTAGTTTGATACCCGCAAAAGCACCTGCGGCTACTTTAAGGGTTTTGGACAACCCTGACATGTTCTTTTGTAGTGAGCCTAACGCTCGCTCAGCGTCTTTGGTATCTGCTCCAATTCTAACTTCTGCGTCATTTCTAGCCATTTATTATCTCCACTAGCGCCGGCGAGCGTTGTTCTTCATTTTATCTGCTGCTTGTTTTTCTCTTTTGTTTTCCAACTTTAAGAAAGCAGCCCATGTTTTAAGTTCGAACACTGACATTTCCATTCCCTGTTGTAATGTTAATCCTAACTCACGACACAGTTGGAGCAGGAAGTAAATGTCAGTGTCCTCTGTTAGTTTTTTTCTATATCCTCGATGCTTTCACGATCAGCACCATTAACTTCAGCAGCGACACGGAAGATTACTGTTGGATCCACTTCATTCATAAATTGAGCACGATCTGCAGCCACAAACAAGCGTTTACCATGTTCGTCGCGTGCTTTTAAAATAATGCTCATAACAAGTGCTTCAACTGTTTTACCTTCGCTCTGAAGTTGAAAAATCTGGCTTTCGTCTTTTAA